GAGAGCCGGTAGCCCATGTGTTCGAGGAACCGGGGGCCGTTCTTGGCGACGACGTGGTTTCCCTTCATGTGGGGCCCCTTGCGGCTGTACCGGTCACGGGCAGCCGCCTCTCGCCCGATGCGCTTCCGCTTGCCGTCCACGATCGCGTAGATGCCCTTGCCGAGCGTGCCCTTCCGGACGCTGGCGACCTCACGGGTGTTCGCGCCCCACTCCACCGCGTCGGCGTGCGGGGCCGAGCTCACGATGAAGATCTTCAGTCGCCGCCGCCCCTGGATGGGGTGCGGACGATCGGTCTCGACCTCCACGGTATGGAAGCTGTCGCGAAGCTCCCCGGTCAGCACGTCCTGTGCCCGCTGGACGTCGCGCAAGGTGTCGCGTGCCGACTGGCGATGCGCGGCGTCGAGCCGGTCGTACATGGCCCGCAGCGCAGACTCGCTCATCTCGAGCTTCATTCGAGGCCCTCCACGGGGACGAGCTTGACGCTGGCGATGCCGCGGACAGTCGCACGCATCCGGTCGGCGTGGAGCCTTGCTTGGTCGGAGAGGATCGGGGTCGCGTTGCCGCTGCCCTGCGTGTATGAGACATCGGGCTCGGAGGCCGACTGCACGTTGCGGGCACGTCGCGTGTTCGCGGCGGCCAGGACCGTCGCATTCTTGGCCAGGAAGATCGCCTGCTGGTACGTCGCCAGGACCACGGCCCGGGGCAGGCGCCATCGTCGTCGACGTCGACGCCACGCGGGAACAGCAGCGGCGCACTGGTCTCGGGATAACCGGACCGCATGTAGCCGTCGACCTCGCGGGTCGCGCGCTGGAGGATGGCCTCCTTGTCGGTCGCGTCCGTCTTGAGCCAGGCGTCAGCCTCGGGGCCGAAGTCCTGATCGCGCAACGCATCAGCCGCAGCCACGGTCAGATAGCTGTTCGCGTCCGCGGCGCCCGGGGTGGCGATGAGCGTCACGGGACGGCCCTCCGGCGCACGTCGATCTCGCCCTCCTCGGACGCGATCACGGCGCCCGTGCCCGTCCAGCGGTAGCGCCAGCGGCCCGCCTGGGTGAGCGTCAGCAGGTGGTGGTACGCGCCCGACCCCGACGACACAGGCGTGGGCGTGCTCGACGTCCCATCCGGGGCCAGGATCTTGAGAGTGACCTCGGTGGGGTTCGTGGCGATGCCATCGGAGGCGGCGAACGTCACGCGCATCCGGACCTGGTCGCCGATGTCGTAGGTGGTCGTCACGGCGCGGTGTCTCCGGTGCTCACGTCGTGGGTCGCCGACCCGACGAGCTCGACCGAGACCGTGGCCGTCCCTGCGAGCTCGACCAGGGTGGTCACCGTCCCGGTGGGGCTGACATCGCTCTCAGTCGTCCCATCGGGCGCGGCGAACGGGCGCTCGCCGTCGAAGGTGACGCCCGGTTGATCGAACAGGACCCCGGGATGGTCGAAGAGCAGGGGGTAGTCGGTCATCAGACGACCTTGAACGCGCCAGACGCGCGGAAGCCGGCGAAGAACTCATCCACGTCGCACGCCTCGGGCAGCAAGGGGGTCAGCGCGCCGCCGGAGCGGACGGTGTTCCCCATGGCAAGCGAGATGAGCGAGCAATCGAACTGCTCGGCCGCGGCGAACTCGCAACCCTCGACAGACGTGTAGGCGAACGTACTGCTGCGCCCGCCACCGAGCGGGACCGTGGTATAGCCCGATGCCCCGACGAGCATCCAGCAGCCCTTGAACGCGACCCGCGCCATCGTCCCCGTGGTCGGGGTCATCACGCCGTTGACGCCCGAGTCGTGGATCCGCACCACCGGGGTGTTGTCGAGCCGGATGCGGGCGTGGAAATTGTCGCAATCGTTGACGAACACCCGCAACAGCACCTTGTCGGTCGGCGTGTGGATGCTGTCGAAGTCGATCAGGCCGGTCTCGCTGGTCGCCGCCGATGTGGGCTGGACGTGGCTGATCGCCACGGTCGTGGTCGCGGCGGCGCCCGGAGCGCGCTCCAGGTTCAGGACGTCGAGGTGCAGTGAGAATCGCCAACCACCAGGGAGGGTGGTGGACATGATGTCCGACACGAGGATGGACGCCGGTGCGTAGACCACGTCGCCCGCCTGGCGGACCTTGATCCGGAGCGGCACCAGCGGCGCAGAGTTGCCGTTGGCCTTCCCTGCCCGCGTGACATTCGAGACCCGGATGGTGCGCGGCGCGTATACCGCGGAGCTCGCTCCGAGACCGCCCCCGAAGGTCGCGAGGTCCACCACATGGTAGGAGACCGTCCCGGCGTAGTTGACCTCGACGTTGTCCACGATGATCTCGCCGAAGAACGAGCCGCCGTAGTCCGACCGGTTAGTGACCACCCAGGTGTCAAAGACCCGTGAATCGCGGACGCTGATGACCCCGCCACCCCAGCCATAGACGACCCCGTATCGATGGAGGTCGCAGTCGGTGACGAAGATGTTATGCCCGGACGAATGGGCGTCCAGCCGGTTGATGACGCAGCCGCGGTAATGCAGCCCGCTCACGTCGTTGCAGCCGGTCGCGCCCCAGCCGGTGAGCGCGTTCATGTTCTCGACCCAGATGTCGGCGCCGCCGTCGACCTGGAGGGAGTAGGCGCCGGTGGCCGACGGTCGCCCTGTGGTGATGAAGCGCCGGATGATGACGTCGGAGACGTCGTCCAGGTAGATGAGCGCGTTCACCTGCGTGAACTGCCCCTCCTCCGTCGCCGGGAGCAGGGTCGTGTCCTCGATGACGACGTTGCACCGCCGGACCACGAGGAGCCGCTGCTGGTTCCACGGGCCCTCGACCACAGACAGGTTGCGCAGCGTCAGGGTGCGCGCTGAGGTCCGGCGGTATCGCACCGTGATGGCCGCGGCGTGGTCGCTGATGTCCGTGCTCAGCGGATGCGAGACGCGCCCTTCACGGTTCACCTTGAACGCCTGCGAGTAGTCCATCGTGCCGGTCTTGGCCCGGTCCGGGACCTGGAGCCCACATGTGACCCTGGCGTATCCGTGGCCGTCGAAGATGCCCAGGGTCGGGAAGAGCGAGCCGGCGACGAGGTTCGCGGCGTCCTGCGATCCGGTGACCTCGACCACCGGACAGTCGTCATCAGAGACGATGTAGAGCTCGTTGTATGGGGACGCGAACGCGGGCGTCTCCTCGACGCCGCCGAGGAGGACTAGGAGGCACTGAGCCCAGTCCACGGGCGTCTTGACGGCGATCGCCGCATTAGCCTGGATGGCGATCGCGCTCAGGCCCGCGTAGCTGACAGGGGCCCCGAAGAGGTTCGCGAGGTCATGCGCTGCCTCTACGGCCGCCGTGTCGTCGGTCTCGCCGTCACCGGCCGGCTTGAACGATCGGACGAAGACCGTCGTGACGAGCCACTCCGAGGTGCCCGCACCGGTTCCGAGGAGCATGTACCCGGCGGCTGGTGTGGACGCCGGACCTCCGAGCTTCGCAGCCACGGCGTTGTGCCGCGCGCGATGCTGACCGGGCACCGTGAAGGTGCCGGAGTCGATCGTGGAGAACGGGTCGACCGCCACGTCAGCCGCCCTTCGCGATGGCGTTGACCATCAGGCGCTCGCCATCCGAAATGACCCGATCCGCCCAGTAGGCGGTCGGGCACGCGGTGCCCGGCAGGAGCGACGTGGAGTTGAGCGCCGCGATCTGGATACCGGCCGTGCTGGCTTTGTGCCAGGTGCCGCCCGAAGGGGTCGCGGGCGATGCCGCCTGGTCATCGCGATAGGTGCGAAGCGTGGTGCCGTCGAAGGTGCCGAGCGCCAGATGGATGGCCCCGTCGTTCACAGCGCCCGTGGTCGATGTCCCACCGTGAGCGCTCCCGTCCGACTGGAACAGGCGGAAGGCGACGATGTGCGTGGCCTCGATCCGGAGCACCCAGGAGAACTGGGACGAGGCGCCGCGGCCGGCGATCGTCCGGTTCGCCGCGCTGGCGTTCGTGGTCACGAAGATGGACAGCACGGACATCGAGGCCGTCGGGGTGGGGACGCCACCATCCGTTGTCGCGTACTGCCCGGTCCCACTGAACACCACCCCTCTCCCGATCGGCGAGGGTGCCGCCACGCCGAGCGTGGGACTCCCGGTGACGGCGGCATCCCATCTCCCGCCCGAGGCATCCCGCAGCGGCCCGACCGGGTCGCGCATGGGCAGGTACAGCGTCGGCCGGAGATCGAGGATGGCTCGATCGACCCGGTCGCGGCGCTGGTACCTCGGGACGAGGATGGTCACGGGCACGGAGGGTCAGTCCTGCTCGATCTGGAACCAGGGGACGATGTCGCTGCCGCCGTAGGTCGGGGTGCCCGCGCGGAGGATGACCTGGTACCAGATGCTCGTCTTGTCGGACTCGGCCTGGAACGACAGCGGTTCCGAGCTGCGCCAGAGCCGCCCGGTGACACTGCCCGTCTTGCCGATCGTGGTGGAGTTGGTCAGCAGGATCGAGCCGAGGCACTTGAGCATGTCGGCGTCGCTGTAGGCCATCTCGGCGTTGGACGCGGGCGCCGTCACGGCAGCCGAGAAGAAGAACACCTCGAACTGCACCGAGGAGCCGGGCAGCTTGTCGAAGAGCATCGTCTTGACGATGCGGCCGCTGCCGCCGGCGATCCGGACCGCCCCGACCAGCTCGGTCAGCGGGGTCAGGGCGTCGTCGACCGCGAAGGCGTCCGTGCTGATGGTGACGGCCGGGGCGAGGCGGATCGATCGAGCGCCGACCGGCACGCTGGTCTCGAGCGCGGTGGTCGCCCGGAAGAGCGCCTCGTCGTGGGTGATCGGCGGCCGCAGGGTCATGTTCAGGCGGCCGCTTCGACGGCGGCGAGGGTGGTGCCGACCAGCGAGAACGCCGCCCATGCTGTGGCGCTCTTGCAGACGGCGACGACCATCGTGTTCGCCGCGATGGCGGACTCGGCGGCGGACCCCGATCCGCCGTTGATGGCGATGGATGCGGGCGCGCTCGAGCGGAGCTCGTAGCCCGTCCCGCCGTTGACCAGGATGATGATCATCCCGGGCACGGGCGCCGGGAGGTTCACCCAGTGGTCCGCGTTGCCCGACGTGACCGTCACGAAGGTGACAAGCCCGCCGGCGGTGATGCTGCCGCCAGGGGAGGCGGCCGCGGTGACCGCCTCGGCGAGGGGCGTGAGCCCCGCGACGTCGCCCGTGTGGGCGGCGTCCCAGGCACCCGCGGTGGGGATGTGGCCGGCAGCGGGGGTGCCGACCGTGGACGGGGTGGCGTGCGTGGTGCCCATCGGTCAGCCCGCGTTCGTGATCTTGGCGTGCTTGCGCTCGTTCCCGTACTTGAGGCCGACCTCGCCGTAGATCTGCGCCCGCTCGGACGAGCCGACCTTGGCGAGCGGCTCCACGAACAGGAAGCCCTTGCCGGGGATCTCGAGGATGACCGGCGCGCAGTCCTCGAGCGAGACGAACGCGATGGTGTCGGCCGGCATCGCCACGTCGACCATGATGTTGAGCGGGCCGAAGTCCGTCTCGATCACCTGGAGGTTGACGCCGCCGACGGTGCGCGAGGTCTCCNNCGGGTCTCGCCCTCCTGCAGCCCGCCGTTCTCGAACGCGAGCTGCATCGCGTTGCCGATGGACTCGGCGTCGACGATGGACTTGCGGACCATGGCGGATCCGGTCGTGACGTCCGTGGAGAACGTCTTGATCGCGCCGCCGCGGGTCGTGGACAGGGTGAACGTGGTGGTGCTGGGCACCGAGCGCACGAAGTACTCGGTGTTGATCGCGAGCCCGGTGCCACCGTTCAGGGTGGTGAACTCGATGCGATCGCCGACCGCCAGGCCGTGGGCCGACGCGGACGTGAGCAGCTCGGTGTCCGCCTCGCCCGTGATGTCGCCACCGCGGACGTCGTCCGAGAGCGCGATCGCGTTGGTCGAGATGGCCTCGAGCAGACCGCGCGTCTTGCGCTCGGTGGCGTTGTCGGCCGGCTCGGCGTAGGTGCTGTTGATGAACGCGTAGTTGATGTCGCGGGCGCACTGCTTGAGCGCGACCATGACCTGCCAGTCGAACTCGTTGTCGACCGGGTTCGATCCCTCCACGAGCACGTCCGCGTGCAGCTGCCCGCGGGCCGCGATCTTCGTGTAGGAGATGTCCACGGCCTCGTGGACGATCTGGAGCACGTTCGACGCGTTGGCCCGCACGCGCGCCTCGGCCGTCGGGGCGGCAGCGCCCTCGAGGTTGGCCCGCACCGCCGGCGTCCGGAGGTCGTAATACTCCCACTCGAACCGCTTCGCGTTCGCCGGGATGCCCCCGGTCAGACCGCCGATCGCCGCGAGGAACGGCTGGTCCTCGCGCGAGATGCCGAACAGCTCGCCGACGTAGTTCGGGAGATCGAAGGTGTCTCCCATCCCGGTGATGCCTGCCATCTGGCGCTACCCCTTTCGCGCAGCCGCCTCGCGGAGCTGCCTGTTCTTCAGGTGGATGGCGGTCCGGAAGTCGCCTTCCGCCTGTGCCGCCTTGATCTGGGTGTCGACGCTGGCAGCGCCCCTGGCGCCCCCATCGGCCGAGCCGACGACCGCCGGACGGGCCGGCGCGAAGAGCGTCGGGTGGGCCGTCCTGAACGCCGCGACCGCTTGGGCGAGGCCGTCCACGCCGTCATCGGTCACGACCAGGGCCGCGAACTCGGGAGCGAGGCTCGCGAGGTCCAGCTCTGACGCGGTGATGCCTGCGGCCGTCAGCGCGGTGCGGATCTCGGACCTTCGGATCCGGGCCTCGAAGGCCGCCCGGACCGTCGCCTCGCCCTCCTTGCGGGCGGCCGCGATGGCCTTCTCGGTCTCCGTCTGGGTGGCCTCGCGCAGCGCATCGCGCTCCTGCTCGGCAGCCTTGGCCCGGGCCTCGGCCTCCCTCTCCCGGCGTCGCGCCTCGGCGAGGATCCGCTTGCCCGCATCCCCGAGCGCCGCCTCGTCGTCCGTCGCGGGCGACTGCGCTGCTGCGGGTGCCGTGGTGGCCGCCGGGGGCGTCGCGCCCTGGGCTGCCGGTGGGGTGGTGGTCGGCTGTCCGGCCTGCGCGGGCGTCGCACCCGCGCCGGGCGTCGCGCCCGTGGTCGGTTCGTCAGGCATGAGTATGGACCTCCGTCGGCTGCATAGCAAGAGCCCTATGCATCGGTCTATGCATCAGGCACGGTCGGCGTCTCCGGCGGCGCGACCTGGGTGGTCGGCGGCTGGGTGGCGGTGGTGGCGCGGACCGCCTTGATCCGCTCGATCTCCTGCGGCGAGTACGGCACCCTCTCCCACAGGATCTCGTCGGGCACCCCGAGCGCCTTCTGCTTCATCAGGGCGTCGACGTGCTCGCTCTCGGTCCGGGACTCGGGATCGCGCCACTGCGTCTCGGCCCGCTTCATGTCGGACCAGCGGGTGTAGCGCGACGCGGCCGTGCTGCTGATCCCGGGCGCGAGCGCCTTGAGCGCGAACGCCAGGCGCATGGCCAGCTCGACCGGCTCGCTGTCGTCGCGGATCCGGTCCTTGGCCTTGGACACGAGGCCGGTCTCGGCGGCCCGGAGGGACTCGCCCGAGGGGAAGGTGCCACTCTGCCCGAGGAAGTAGTGCGGGGGCGTCCGGCTGAGCGTCGCCATCGCCTGGACCGCGGTCTCATGGACGCTGACGTAGCCCGACAGGTCGGTCTGGCCGTACTCCCCGAACCTCACCTCGGGCTCGCCTGGGGCCGGCGGCGGAGCGGTCAGCAGACGATCCTGGGCGATGACCCACGGCAGCACCGGCTTCCCGGTGTCCGGGTCGACCTCGAGCGTCACGTTCGACGCCCACCGCTGACGGAAGGCGGAGAACTGGCCCGCGAGCAGGATCTGCACTAGGTTCGCGTTGATCACGTCCTGGATGGGCACGATCGCCTTGATCTCCGACACGCCCGCGCCGGAGAGGCCGGGGCGGTTCGGGATGGGGATCACGGGCACCACGCCGAGCGGGTTCGGCAGCGGCCAGGGCTCGCCGTCGACGATGCGCTGGTCCCACGTCCCGGGGCGTCGCGCGAGGTTGCGCGTGGTCCGCTGGGGAGCCTGGTACTTGTGGATCGCGTCGGGCAGGTAGAGCGTCGCGAACAGGCGCGCCTCATCCTCGTCGAGCCACATCTTCAACGCGGCCCGTCGAGCCCCTGTGGCCGGGTCCGTGGCGACGATGACCTGGGCACCATCCTCGACCGTGATTCTCGGGTCACCCTTGCCATCGGCCCAAACGATCAGGCTCGTCTCGCCCTTGATGAGACCCGTCCGCAGGCCCCGCGCGAAGAGCGCGTCGAGGCTGTTGTCCTGCCAGATCGCCCACGCCTCATCGGATGCCCGGCCGTCGCCCCCGAATCGGAACCCCTGCACCTCGAGGCGCTCGGCCAGGGCGTCGACGACCACGGCGCAGTAGTTGAAGTTGAGGCCTCGGAACTCCTCGCCGAACGCCTCGAGCAGCTTGCGCAGCAGGAACGTCTGGGTCTGCTGTCCGTCGTAGTACCGCTGGTGCTTGGCCATCTCGGACTGCCTCGCGGCCAGGCGGCTCGCAAGGGTCGCGACCCACCACTCGGGCGTGCCGCGTTCGCTGGTGGGCATGGTCAGAAGCCTCCGTACATGCGGGGCCGGCTGGGCGGCTCGGACGCGAGCCAGACGGCTCGGATGGCGGCGAGAGCCGCGGTGATGGGGCGCGCATCACTGCCGCGCACGGCATCGAAGGCGCCCCGGTCGTCGTGGTCCTTCCGGGTCGTCCATGTGAGGTCCTCGGTCACGGAGGCGCAGTCCGTCCACCCGAGCCTCCGCGCCTCGACGACGGCCACGAAGCGGGCGGAGGCGTTGGCGTACTTCGCGCCGGCGATCGGCTCGGCCTTCGGCAGGTAGCGAGCCAGGGCGGCGTCGGTCATCGGGTCGAACCCGCCCCCGACGGCGTGGATCCGCCTGGCGGTCTCCCGGATGTCCGCGCCCAGCCGGTCCGTGTCGATCGGATCACCCGGCACGTCGTACAGCAGCCGGAGCGCGATCCGGCCGTCGGCCAGGCGCCACGCCGCGGCGACGGACGCCCGCTTGCCGGACGGGTCCATGCTCACCCCGAGGAAGGGCCGCGACGGCTCGCCGATCGCTGCGTCCTCGTCGGCCGCCCATGCCTTCATGTCCAGCAGGGGATCGCGCATCGCCCTCGACCGTCGGCACAGCCGCTCGGTCTCGAAGATGCCCATCTGCCCGTCGGCCTTGCGGGCGCGGTGCGTGCGCTCGAGCTCGCGGAGGACCTGCGGGAAGTGCCCGAGGGCGGGGTTCGCCTCGGCCCATCCCTCGCGATCGTCATCGGCTCGGTGCGGTGCCGCGCTCCACTCCAGGTACGCCAGGCTCGCATCCGGCTCGAACGGCCCCGCACCGATCGGCTGTGGATCATGGCCAGCTCGCGCGCGGAGGGAGTTGAGGACGACGGAATCGTCGTCGCCCATGTTGGAGAGATAGACGGTCTGGGGGTCAGCCGACATCGTCATCGTCGGTTCGGCCGCGCTGATGACGTCCCAGTCCACCTGCTCCCGTAGCTCGTCGATGATGAGGAGGTCGATGGCGTCCTTGCCGCGAGCGCCGCCACGGTTCGATGCGGCGATCCGGTACTTGGCTCCGTTCTTGAGGAGGATCTCCTCCTGGCCGCTGCCGTACCGGGGCCAGATGGTCTTGCCCCTGCGCGTCTGGAACAGGTCGGGCTCGGCGGAGAGGGCATCGGCGACGAGACCGAACATCTCCCGCGGCAGCTCCCGGTTCTGCGCGATGTGGAGCACCCGGCGGCCGGCCTTGAGCGCCTGGACGATGTAGGGCTTCATGAGCGCGGTCTTGCCGTTCTGCCGGGCCACCACGATGCACACCTCCCGGTAGAGGTGCATGCCATCCTTCGATGTGGCGGTCAGGTAGCGCGCCGCGGATTCCTGCCAGGGCATCAGCCGGATGCCCATCGACTCCGCGACCGCCACGAGCGACGGGACATCTGACCTCGCGGGGACCGGTGGGGCGAGCCGCGGCGTCGGGCTGCCCACCAGCGCCGGCCGCTTCGGCCGCTGCACTCGCGTCCGCGGCCGCGTCGCGGTTGCGGTGGCGCTCATGCGGAGTAATCCCGGGTGATGACAGCGGACGGTCCGGGCTTCGCCCGTGCGTCGAGCTCCGGCGCCAGGGCACGCGCCAGGTTGTGATCCCGACAGGCGGCGCGAAGGTTCCGCTCCGCGTAGAACAGGGCGTCAGGCGTGTCGGGCCGGACCGGGTCGATGTGATCGGCGACCGTCGCCCTGGTCGTGCACCCCGTCACGACGCGACAGACGTAGAGGTCGCGCGCCAGCACCCGCAGGCGCAGGCGGCGCCAGGCAGCGGTCCGATAGCGCGGGTCGGTGCGGCGCGCGGCCTTCATCGCGGGCCCGGATCCTGTGTGTAGAGAC